GATAAAAACCATCACGCCATTCTTCATAGGTTGTATACCGAGACCATGACTGTTCATCGGCATGTTTACCTGTGGTATTATACTTCTCTGTGGCAAAGTATGGTGGTGAAGTAAAGGCACAATCAATCGGTGGTAGTAGAGAATAGTCAAAGTCTTCTGCTGGTTTGCGATGAATCTCTACTCTCTTACTACCTTGAACAATAAAGTAATCTTTCTCTTTTTGAACTGTAACATCATGCCCAAGTATTTCCTCATACTCTAGACATTGTTTGAAGTATCGTTCAAATGTTTGATCGTTTGGATCGGTGCCATAATAACTTGTAGCCTTTGAGCAATAGAAACCTGCCAGACGATCACCCCAACCGCAAGAAGAATCAAAAACAGTTTTAGCACTTGTGATTTCATATAAAAACTTTGCGACTTGTGGTTTGAATTGTGTTGCGATATAGGCACTCAAACGAAAGGCCATAATGTAAGAATCAACAGAGAGTTCTTTGTTACCTAGTCGCCATAGTGCAAGAAAAACATTTCGTAGATTGTCAGAATGATTCCAACGATAGATTGGTGACTTGTAACCCCAGGCATCACATTCGTATCTCAAATCTTGATGAAAATAGTTACTTACATCATTGAAGTTTGAACCCATCTGAATGACACCAAGACCATAATCTTTATATGGTCGTCCATAGTCTTCAAACTTTTCAATCACAGTATTCTTTACGGTTTCATGTGGTAGAAATATTTTCTTTAGATCGGACCACGACAAAGACCAAAAGGCATGTTTCATTGCATCGTGTGGTATGTATCGCAATGGGCATGGTGGTCGTGTTGTTTCAATTAGACGAATCAATTCTGCAATGATTGTTTCTTTATCGAAATTTTCATTGATATCTTTCCATTCATCCTCTGAGAGAATAGGCACACCATTTTCATTTCGATGAGCCATCAAATAATCATAGAGTATCATACTTTCAGACCTGAGAAGTTGCGATTGAATTTACTTTCACGATTACCAAATGTGTTCAGAGGCTTATCTGGTATATTTTCTTGACCAGAATCAAGAATGTCATCTTGTGCTGACTGTTCTGTATCATACAATCTCATTTTTGGTTTGTCAATACCAACTACGAATCGTTTGAAGTAAGATGGATCAGAATATCGATTCTTCAATTGTTTCACAAGAATCTGATTCAAAGCCTCTAGGTCTTCATTCGTAACAAGTGCAAACATAAAGTCAGCAGTTGCAGGCAGACCAAAACTTTCTGATGTATCTTCAAGACCTGGGTCAGAGTTTGTAAAACCAGACCTTGTTGTTTGTGTTGCAGAAACGACAGGCAGATTGAATTCGACAGCAAGACCACGAAGTTCTTCTGCAATTGCCTTGACATAGGTGTATGAGTTCACATTACCACCTGCCTTGATTCTTGCAGAGGCACAGATGTTTAGATAGTCAACAAAGATAATGTCTGGTCGAAAGTTCTTCTTCAATGCAAGTTCACTCAACAAGGCACGAAAATGTAAAGTCGAAGCCGCAGCAGTTGGGTATTCTTTGATAATGAGTTTACCTTGTGTTTTACTTTTAAGAGCTTCAAACTTTCTTTCATAATCTGGCTTTGAAATTGTTTGTAGTTCATTGATATCAATGTTCAGTAGATTCGCATCGATTCGCTCTGCAATCTTTTCTTCTGCCATTTCAAGAGTGATATACAAAACATTGTGACCTTGTGATAAACAACCTGCGGCCACATGACACATGAACAATGATTTACCAACACCAGTACCAGCAAGTGCAATGTTCAAGGTCTTTGTTGGCAGACCACCTTTTGTAATCTTGTTGAAGATATCAAGGTCAAAACGAATACGAGATTCTACACGATGGTAGAAATCATATCGTGAATCAAAGTCATTGATGTAATCGTGACCAATGTTACTATCAAACGAAACACCAAGCGCATCACTTAGAAGTTTTGGTATCTCACCTTTACTTTTCTTCTCGGCCTTGTCATCAAGAATCTGAACCGATTCCATAATGGCATTGTATATGGCCTTGTCTTGGCAAAACTTCTCGGTGTTTTCTGTCAACCAAGATAGATCAACAGTTTCATCTTTGCTTTGTTTGAGTTCGTTAAGAAGTTCAATCGATGACCGAACTTGAGGTTCAGTTAGAGTTTTGCTTTCGGTGAAGTTGATGACAAGTGCTTCATGTGTTGGCAGATTTTTATATTTGTTAACAAATTCAAATATCTCTTTGAATACTACCTTTTCGGTATTGTCTGAAAAATAATCTGCCTGAATGAAAGGCAATACTTTGCGAGTATATTCTTCATTGTAAATCAGGTTCTTCAGTATGGTTTGTTCTAGTCGATTCATTTTCAATAATTATCTCTGTGAGGATGTCACCCATAACTGTAACAAACTCTGCGTCATTTTGCAAGCTATCACGATCATGTTCACCTGAATGTAGAATGTTATAGGTAAATTGAAGTTTTGCTACAATGGATTCTGGTACAAACTTGACTGTACCATAAGAGAAGATTACACCAGTATAGGCACCTGATGTAATCTCAACCCAAGTAGTATCACCTTCTCTGTATTGAAATTTATACTTCAGCTTCTGTTTCTTCCAGAACTGAAGTTTCTCCCATAATGTCGCCATACGCAATCTGATACCTTTGTTGAATATAGTTTTGGAATTTCTCACTTGCTAAAATATCTTGCCAAAACTCTTTCTTTTGAGTGTCAGCAATTCTCACCTTGTCGCCAACTTCACCTGTATTCTGATCGACCTTTGCATACCAACCAGGTGATGGTTTCGACACAAAGTTAGCCTCAAGAGCAATGTCTAACAGACCGGACCATTTGTTGATGCCGCCTTCGAAAGAAACCGTAATAGGGATCTTAGATTTCTCTTTAACATAACGAGATTTCTCCACATTAATGATGAAATTGTACCCTTTGATCTCTGTGCCATCTTTGTCTTGTTGCCTTCCTAGAATCCAAATTGTATCAGCAGAGTAATATGAACCTGTGCCACCACCAACAATGTCTTTCGGGAACATACCAATCTCTTTGTATGTGTGATTCACAACAACCATAGGTATATCTTTGATTGTGAGATGTGGTGTCACCATACGAAAAAGTGATTTGATTTGTTTGGCTCTTGACATGTCTGCAACCGTTTTGCCTTCGGTTGCATCATCAACTTCTTTACGAGAAGCCAGATTACCAATTGAATCAAGAACAATAATTACTTTGTCATTCTTTTCAATTGATAATAACTGATTGACAATATCATGTTTCAATTGTTCAACATCTGTAATTGGTGTGTGAAGAACACGATCCATATCGATATTGAATGTCTCAAAGTATTTTTGTGGTGTACCAAACTCTGAATCATAAAACAGAGTGACTGCATCAGGATACTTTTTCTGATAGGCAGAAGCCATCAGCAAAGCAAATGCTGTTTTAAAGTGTTTTGATGGGCCAGCCAGCATCGTAAGACCTGGTACAAGACCACCATCAAGACGACCAGAGAGTGCCACGTTAATCATTGGCACATCGGTCGATATTACATCTTTATCTGTGAAGAACTTCGACTTTGAAAGAATAGCAGAATCTTTAATTGTCGTATTTTTCTTCAGTTTATCAAGCAAACTCATTAGAAGGAACCTCCATCAAGGTTAGTAATTTTGTCTTTGGGTATAAGTTGATGTTTATTATCAACAAATGATTCTACACTAACTACGGGCTGATTGTCAACCTTTCGTTTTCTATTTGCCTTTTTTCTAGGTTCTTCTTCTTCTGGTTTTTCTTCTTCTTTTGTTCTGCGGTAACTTTGATTTGCCGCAATAAGCAACAGAATTGCAAGTGGATCAAAAACAACAATGATCACAACAATAACAACTCTTACAGCTTTATCTATGAAATCTGGATCTTCTTTACCATAAAGTGCTTCAGCAATATATTTAATTGGCCCAACTTCAGCAAGCAGTTTGTTTTCTTCTTTCAGTAAAGGTAATTTTTCTTCAGATAATCTTTTCAGTTCAGCTTGTGTTTCTTGAATTGCACGATCTGTAGTTCTTGCAATTTTATCTGGATCATCACCTGCTTTCTTTAGAAGATATGCGAGGCGTTCTTTAGAAATTTTTTCTTGTTGTTCAAGTATTTGAATTTGAACAGAGTTACCACCAACAACAATATTTGATTCTATGTGGGCTCTTGAAAGAAAACCAAAGATACCCATTGAAGTAATCAACATCAGAAATACAATTGCAATGACAAAATAGTAACGCATGGCACGCATTGTAACATTCCAATTGTTATATAGCCAAGAAACTGTTACAAGTTTTGCGATCTCAAGAACTGTACCCATGATAACAATTGGCCAGAACGAACCAGGAAAGATTTGTGCAAGACCAATGACAGAATAAAATGCAGCGATGGTCGATAAAGCAATCGCCGTGAGAAATGGTAATAGAGCTTGTGTCATTTGAGTTCTAATTCAAATTCTTTGGTACCAAGTTTACCTCTTGCGTAGAAATTAAATGCAAGAGAATATCTTTGATTGTCCGATTCATTGTCATCAATTGAATGTAACAGATGTGAAGGAAAGAAAAACAACATACCGTTCTGAGGTTGAAACGACCAAACTCTTGAATTGAATGTATTGAAGTCATCATATTCTAGATCAGCTGAAATTGGAAATAAATTTGTCCAATTGGTATCTCTACGAAAACGAATCTGGCCACTCTTTTCATCTGTCTGTAAATAGTATACACCAGATAACAGGCAGTTTGTATGAACATGTGACTGACCCCAATCTTCTTTATCATGTTTGACTGACCAAGAATTCAGCATGTAAAAATCAATACCTTGACGAACATGCAAGACACCACGAACAAATAACTCAAGGCCTGCCATGATTCTATTCTTCAATGGTGCAAGTTCTGGTTTATCTAAAACATATTTGTCACTTGAATACCAACCATTCTTTACATTCATTCTTTCATACTCAACACATTTAACGT